AAAGTATATACTGAAAAGGAATATTGGGACGGATTAGTCCCTGATGATGAATTTGAGGAATATCTACAGAAGTATGGGTATGAATATACTCCTTGATGGGGTATAAATAAATCTAAAAGTATCAATAATGGCGATCACACGCAAATCAAGAGCATTTAAGGATATAAGTCTGTCTTTTTCACCTCATCCAGTGACAAAAGACCTTCCTGTGCTACTTAATGAACGTGCAATTGTTAGATCAGTGAGGAATTTAGTTGAAACAATACCCACTGAAAGGTTTTTTAACTCTCTTATAGGCACAGATATACGAGAATCATTGTTTGATAATTACTCAAGAACAACAATTGCTGTAATTGAGGATCAAATACGTGAAACAGTATATAATTTTGAACCTAGAGTTGGTGAACTTGGTGTAGAGGTAGATGGAAGACCTGATCGGAATGAAATAGAGGTTAAGGTACTTTTTGAGATTATTGGATTAGAAGTTCCAACTCAATCTTTCAGTTTTATACTAGAACCAACCAGATAATATGCCCTTTACTCAGTATACTAGTTTAGACTTTGAAAATATCAAAGCACAAATTAAGGATTTTCTCCGTTCAAACTCAAATTTTCAGGATTTTGACTTTGAGGGGTCTAACTTTTCTGTTTTAATTGATACTTTAGCGTATAATACTTATATTAACTCATTTAATGCGAATTTAGTTGCAAATGAAGCATTCTTAGACTCTGCAACCATTCGTGAAAACGTGGTTTCACTTGCAAGAAACATTGGATATGTACCACGTTCAAAAAGATCAGCAATTGCAACAATAAAACTTGAAGAAGTTGATTTAGGATTAACAAATAATGCTACACCAAAGAAATTAACACTTAGATCGGGTCTTGTATGCGTTGGAAATAGTGAAAATACAACTTATCGATTCTCAATACCCGAAAATATTACATCAACGGGAATTGTAAGTAAAAGTGTAGGTACAGATTCAAATGGAAATGATATAATTCACTCATTTGCTCAATTTAGTGATAATATATCAGTATATGAAGGAACATATCTATCTCGTGTATACAGAATTGATACATCACAAGATCAAAGGTTTATAATTGACAGTCCTGGCATCGATGCATCAACTTTGGTTGTATATGTTGCAGATCCAAACCAAGTTACGATTGGAAGAAAGTATGCAAAGGTAGATAATATTTTAAATTTAAATAAAAACTCTGAAATTTATCTTTCACAAGAAGTTCAAGATGAAAAATATGAAATTTTGTTTGGAGATGGATTTTTTGGTAAAAAACTTGAAAATGGTTCAAGAGTTACTGCAACTTATATTGTAACTGAAGGAAAGGATGGAAACGGTCCAAGTAATTTTAGTTTCCAAGGAACCTTCTCAAAAGACGATGGAGCATTCTTTACACCAACAGATAGTGTAACTATAACTACCGTTACAAACGCTTCTAACGGGGCAGAAGTTGAAGATGTGTCTTCTATTAAGTATTTTGCACCAAGACTTTACTCAGCACAGCATAGAGCAGTTACATCAAGAGATTATGAAGCAATAATAAATCAAATTTATCCTCAAACAGAATCTGTTGCAGTTATTGGTGGTGAAGAATTAGATCCACCACAGTTTGGAAAAGTACAGATAAGTATCAAACCAAAAAATGGTACTTTTATATCAGATTTTGATAAATCTCAAATTAAAAATAAATTAAAAAGTTATGCGATTGCAGGAATTAACTCAGAGATAATTGATCTTAAAATACTTTATGTTGAAGTTGACTCATATGTATACTATGACCCAATAAAAGTAGGTTCATCAACTGATTTAAGAACAAATATTTTGAGTGCATTGCAAAGTTATGCAGATAATGTTGAGATGAATAAATTTGGTGGAAGATTCAAGTATAGTAAGGTAAATCAACTAATTGACCGTATTGATAATGGTATAACATCAAATATCACTAAAGTTATTATTAGAAGAGATTTAAATGCTTTAATTAATCAATTTGCTCAATATGAATTATGCTTTGGTAATAAGTTTTATATAAATCCTGCTGGATACAATATTAAGAGCACTGGATTTACTATTTCAGGTAGTACATCAATAGCGTACTTTACTGATATTCCAAATAAAGATGCTGCTGGTAATCTTGACACTAGCATGAAGGGAACTATTAGTGTTGTAACTAAAGACCAAAAAAATAACGTTAAAGTGCTTTTAAAAGAAGCGGGTTCTGTCGATTACAAAAAAGGTGAAGTGATATTAAATACAATCAATATCACTTCAACCATCTCTCAAAACAACATAATAGAAATACAAGCATTTCCCGATTCAAACGATGTTATAGGTCTTAAAGATTTATTTGTCAGTTTAGACATTTCTAATAGTACCATAAATATGGTTAAGGACGTAATCGCATCAGGAGAAGATGTATCAGGTGTTGTATTTACTAGAGACTACTATACCTCAAGTTACTCAAATGGAGTTTTAGAGAGGAAATAATTTATGTCACAAATTGACAAAAGAATAAAGGTCAATACTATTATTGAGAATCAGTTGCCTGAGTTTATCTCAGCTGATTTTCCTAATGCAGTCGAATTTTTTAAACAATATTATATTTCACAAGAATTTCAAGGAGGTACAAGTGATTTAATAAGTAATTTTGATCAATATTTAAAAGTTGATAATTTAGTTCCAGAAGTTGTTGTAGGTCTAACATCTATTACGTCTAGTATAGATTCAACAGATACCACAATCAACGTTCCAAGCACTAAAGGATTTCCCTCAGAGTATGGTTTATTAAAGATAGACGATGAAATAATATCTTATACTGGCATAACATCTACTTCATTCACTGGTTGTATTCGTGGATTTAGTGGAGTGACAGGTTATAACGTTGGTGTATCATCTTCACTTATCGATGTTAATAAAGAGAGTTTAAAGTTTGAAGATACTACAGCATCTTCTCATACTGATGGATCATCACTTCAGAACCTATCTGTTTTATTTTTACAGGAATTTTATAGAAAATTAAAGAAAACATTTTTACCTGGTTTTGAGGATTCAACTTTAACCTCAGATTTGGACGTAGGTAATTTTGTAAAATTTGCTCGTTCATTCTACCAATCAAAAGGTATAGAAGAGTCAATTAGAGTTTTATTTAAGGTATTATATGGAGTAGAGTCAAGAATTTTAGACCTTGAAAGTAATTTAATAAAACCATCTGATGCTGAGTATATAAGAAGAGAAATTATTATTTGTGATTTAATATCTGGTGGAGATCCTCAAAACCTAGTAGGACAAACATTATATAAAAATGGAGATTTAGAGACTAATGCGTCTGTATCTGAGGTTGAAATATTCAGCAGAGATGGTAAATCTTATTATCGTATCTCATTATTTGTAGGATATAGTGATCGTGATTTAATAAAAGGTATATTTACAGTTAATCCAAATACAAAAGTTTTATCTGGAGTATCAACAACTGACACTATTATATCAGTTGATTCAACTATTGGATTTGGCAATACAGGAATTCTTAAAAGTGGAACTAATACAATTAACTATGAATCTAAATCTATTAATCAGTTCTTTGGTTGTTCAGGTATAACAATTCCAATTAATACTGCAGATAACATTAGAAGTGATGATTTTGTATTTGGTTATGAAAATGGTGATATAACTAAAAAAATTGAATTAAGAACTACTGGTGTCTTATCTAAATTAGTAACTGATGATGATGTTACTTTAGTTAAAGAGGGAGAAAATATATATGTAAAAAATATTGGTGAAAAGATATTAAATGAATCTCTAGATTATAAACAAAAATTTGCGAATAGTTGGATTTATAATACAAGTTCAAGATTCCAAGTTGGTATTGCAACAGATGACGTTGGTGCAACACTTGATTTGGGTGTTAAACTTGATAAATCTTCTATAACAGAGGGTGATCTATTTCAAGTATTAAGAAGGAATGAACAAGTTGTAGATGGTACTTTTACAGTCGCTGAAGGTGGTGTTAGTCCTAATTCAAACCAAATAACTTTAACTAATTTAGGGTTTACTCCTGTTTCAGGTGAACAGTATGATATACGTAGAGTAATTAAAAAGGCATCTAGTACGGGACTTGAAATAAGAGAAGGAAATGATAAGATTATATCTGATGTATTAAATGTATATGTTGATGGTAATACAGATGGTTATGTCGCATCAAACTCATTACCAAGTTATGATATTACAGATCAAGTCATCAGTGAAAAAATTATTGGTATAGCACAAACAACTGTTAATTTTGCACTTGAAGGTCAAGATGATATTAATGGATTATATAACATTCTTAGATTTAAGTTCGACACAAATAGAGATATAAAATTTATACAAGGTGATGCTGTTGTATATAATTCAATTAAAGATCCCAATTCTGCAAATACTGATCCATCTGAAGTTCCTCCTGGTTTAAATGATGGACAATTATATTATGTTGACCCACAAGTAGAGGCACCTGGTACAGATATTACTAAAATAGCACTATATTTGTCTAGAGCACAAATTGGGACAGCAAGCACTGTACAAATTGGATTAGGAGTATCTACTAAAGATCAACACGTATTTACTATACAGAGACATCATGATAAGAAGATAAGTGCTAATAAAGTTTTAAGAAAATTTCCTTTAACTCAAAATTTAATCAATTCATCAAATAATGATGAAAACATTGGTGATATTGGAATATTAAAAGATGGTGTAGAGTTAAGATCTCCAGTATCAGAGGATTTCATAAATTATGGTGGTTTATCTGATGTAGAAGTGATAAATGGTGGATCGAATTATGATATTATCAATCCACCAAAAATAATTGTAGAAACTAGCACTGGTGATCAAGCACTGGTAGAACCTATTTTATCTGGATCTGTTGAAAAGATTCTCATAGATCAGCAAGATTTTGATATTGAATCAGTCAAGAATATTTCGTTAACTGGTGGAAATGGAACAGGATGTGTCTTAGAAGCAGTAACAGGGGATAGATATAGAGAATTAACCTTTGACAGTAGAGATATATTCTTTGGTGGTGGTATTGATATCGTTGACGAGACAATCACATTTGAAAAGAAACATAATTTAGAGAATGGGGAATTAGTATATTACTTAAATAACGGTAATCCGTCAATAGGAATAGGTGCTGCTTATGATGGAACTAATACTATAACTGGAACTTTAGCAAGTGGAGATCCTTATTATGTAAGAGTTGTCAATACTTCGACTGTTAGAATCTACAATACGCAAAATGATGCTCTTTCAGGAATCAATACAGTTGGATTATCAACTGATACTGCAGCAGCTGGTACGCATATCTTTAGAACCATATCAAAAAATACAATAATTGATATTAAAGTTATTGAATCGGGAGAAGGATATCAACATCGCAAATTAATTGTCAAACCATCTGGAATATCAACTTCTTTTGATACTGTTAATTTTATTAATCATGGGTTTAATCATGGTGATTTAATTAATTACACACCTATGGTTGGTATTGGTTCAACAATGCCAAGAGAAATTCAGGGTCTATCAACATCATCATCTTATTATGTGATGAAAGTTGATGATAATTCATTCAAACTAGCAAATGCTGGTGTAGGTGGCACATCTTCTGTAGATTTTGAAAGAGGTAAAATTGTTGGATTGAATTCTACTGGAACAGGTTATCAAACTTTTAAATATCCTGATATTAAAGTTAACCTTGAAGTAGGTTATGGGGGTACAGTGACTGGTGATTTTACCATAACACCTTACGTTAAAGGTTCGTTTACTGGTGCTTATCTATATGAGAGTGGATCTAATTACGGTTCAACTATATTAAACAATATAGCAAAACCATCTATTACTATTGATGGTGGAAAATATGCAGAAATTAGACCAATAATCTCTAATGGAAGGGTTGAAGAGGTGGTTGTACTTGATCAAGGTGAAAATTACTACTCAAATCCTGAAATATTAATAACATCTACTGATAAGGGTTCAGGTGCCATTGTAAGACCTGTAATTGAAAATGGTAAACTTATCAGCACTGTTGTTGTAAACGCTGGTATAGGGTACAGTCAGAGCACTACAGATGCAACTGTTTCTAACATTGGTATCAATGGTGCATTTGATACTACTGTAAGAAAATTACAAATTAACGAACAGGGTAAATCTGGTGACACTACATTAGTCTCAAGAGGTGACTTTTTAAGTTTTGGAGTTATAGGTTGTAATCAGGAATTACTTACAAATTTAGAAAAAGATAGTTTCGATGTTTTAAGTAATGGTGATTTTGACAAACCAACAAAACACTCATCAATAATTGGTTGGGCATATGATGGAAATCCAATTTATGGACCATTTGGATATACGGATCCAAATAATATTAGTTCTGCTTTAAAATTAATAAGTTCATCCTATATCAAAGATGTTAGTAAAGTTGATAATAGACCATCTGGTTTTGATGATGGGTATTTTATTAACGATTATATATTCAACAATTCTGGAGATTTAGATGTACATAATGGAAGATTCTGTAAAACCCCAGAATTTCCAAATGGAATATATGCTTACTTTGCAACTGCAGAAGTTGACATTAATGGTAAATTAGTTGGAGCATATCCTTATTTTATAGGAAAATCATTTAGATTACCTTTAATACAAGATAATCTTAAATTAAATCATGAATTTGACTTTAATAATTCAAATTTATCTAGAAATACTTATCCTTATAATGTAAATGAAGAATTTGCTGATAATGATTTCCTTATTGAGTCTAATGAAACTATTAGACAATCATCACAAGTATTATCAGTATCAAAAGGTGAAGTTGATGACATTACTATATTAAACCCAGGAACTGGATATAAGGTTGGTGATTACACATCTTTTGATAATACAGATACAAATGGTACAGGATTAAATGCACAGGTAAGTGATATAGTTGGTTTAGGAGTATCTTTTATTGAAACTAATCTTACTACATTTGAAAATTTAGTGTTTACTTGGATTAGTAATAATGAAGTAAGAGCAAATTATTTACCATATGTTGAATTAAATCACAAAGATTATGTTTTAGTTTCTGGTTTGAGTACTTCAATTCAGGGATTAACAAATTCATTTGAAATTGGTATCAATACTTCTCGTGTGTCTTTAATTTCACCAATGAAGACAGTAACATCTGGCAATGTAGCGATAGAAGATGTTTTTGTTAATAAGATACCTAATGATGTTTCAGTTGGTGGAATCATAAGAATTGGTTCTGGAAATACATCTGAATTCCAATCAGGAACAATTGATGAAACTGTCGAAGTAATTAATATATTCCCTGCAGAAAAAATAATTCGTGTCTCTAGAGGTGCTGGAGTTGCACACACATACGGATCAAATGTTGATATATTAAACACAGTTATATCATTACCTGTAAAAACAAAGAAATTTGAGTCTCAATTAAATGATGTTGTTTACTTCAACGCACCTCAACAAATTGGAGTTGGAACTGATGGAGAGGCAATATCAACAAATTATGTCGTTGGAGAAACAATTAAATCAATATCTATTCCAAACAGACAAATTTATCTTCCTAATCATCCATTTGTCACGGGACAAAAAGTAAAACTTAATGTTCCTGGTGTTGCTAATAAACAGATAAATGTTGCAAATACTGATGATCCTAATGATTCGGATGGAAATTTTTCGTTACCATTCCTTAATACAGACAACTCAATTGATTTATTTGTAATTAAAAAAAGTAATGATTATATTGGTCTTACAACCATTGGGGTTGGTGCTACATCAGAGGGACTTTATTTCAAATCAAATGCAAGTAATGTTAGTGGTATTAATACACATCTTTATAATATAACATCACAATTTGAACAGGTGACTGGTGATATTGATAAAGTTATAAGCACTTTGACTACAAAAGTTGCTGCTGCGAATACAACGACTCATAATTTGCAAAATGGGGATATTGTTACAATAAATGTTGTACCGAATCTACCTGTTGGAATTGATACAACAACACCTATACAAGTTGACTATAATTCAGAGTTTGAAAAATTAATTATAAATCCAATAAAATTTGTTAGCTCAGATGTAGAAACAAATAGGATTGATATTGCAAATCATGGATTCAAAACAGGAGATAAAGTTTTTTACACAGGTGATGGTACTGGAATACCTAATGGTTCTTATTTTGTTCATGAAGTAAGCAGTAGATATTTCCAACTTGCAGAAACTTACAATGATTTATATGCAGATCCAATAAAATTGATTGATATTACATCAAATAGTGGTGGAAATAATCAAGTTATATCACCTATTAATCCTCAAATCAAAGTATATAAAAACTCTAAACTTACATTTGGTTTATCAACAACCAATCTTGCAGATTTTGACTTTAATATTTTCTATGAAAATGGTGAAAATGAATATCTAAGTTCTCTTGATTCAACAATATTCAATGTTCAAACACAAGGAACAATAGGTTTGGGAACAGATAGTAGTGATCCTGTTGGTGCGACTTTAACTTTACAACCAACTACTTCAACACCACCAATTCTATATTATGGATTAACTAAGGGTGGATTTATAAGCACAGCAGATACTGGTGTGCAAAATTACTCACAAATTATTTTTGTTGATAGTTTATATAATGGTGAGTATAAAATATCGAATGTGACAAATGAAACATTTGATTTTTCACCAAAGGTACCTGAATTTTTGCGTTATGAAGAAGCAGATTGCGAAACACTTGAATATTCAACGAAATCAAAGAATGTAAATGGTGCAATTAAAAATATCAGGATATTATCAAAAGGATTTAATTATAAAAAAGTACCCGTATTTAAGGAAGTAATCTCAGATAATGGCACTAACGCTAACTTAGTCGCTGATTCAAAAAATATAGGTAAAATAGAAAGTCTTAGAATAGTAGATCTTGGTTATGAGTATTCATCAGATAAGACTCTAGAACCCGAAGTATACATTCCTTCAATTATTAATATTGATAATTTAGATCAATTAAGTGACGTTGAAATAGTAAATGGTGGTACAGATTATACAACTCCACCAAGTTTAATACTCTTTAATCCAACCTCTAACACAATTGTAGATAATTCTTCTTTAAGTCCTCAAGTTCCTAGTCAAACAATCGCTGATGTTGATATTATTGCACCAATAAATGGTTTAGATTCTGTTGAGCATAAGATTTTTGCGATTAATAATTCAAATGGAATAGGAATTAATTCAATGCAAACTAGTTCTGGAGGATTAGTTACTTGTTTCATGGAAACACCATTTAACGGTTTCCTTGATCCACAACCATTTCAAGTTGGTGATGAAATTTATGTAGAGGGAATACAAAGAGTTGGAGAAGGAGGAATATCAGGATTAAGTACAGGCACGTCTAATGGAGATGCTAGTAGTGGAGAAGTTCTAGGAGAGGGATTTAACTCTGCTGACCACAGTTTCCAGTTCTTTACAGTTCAATCATACACTCCAGGCAGCACTACCATTGTAAAATTTAGCGTAGCAGGTGTTACTACAAATCCTGGTATTGCAAAATCATTCCAATCTGGATTTGCATCAATCATCAATAGAAAAAATTATCCAGATATACGTCCAATTCAAACTAGAGGTGTTTTTCAAGATAATGAACCAATTCTTTTAAATAATGAGGATTCTGAACTTACTGTAGTTGAAATAAGAGATGACTATGTTAAATTGGATGGATTAGAGTACCTTAAGAAAGGTGATAGAATTGAAGGAAGAGCTACTGGTGTATCAGCAGAGATTGTTGGTTTAAAACATAATAAAGGCAAATTTGAAACAGATTTCTCAAATCGTCAAGATATTGGATGGATTGATGATATAGGTAAATTAAGTGATGATACTCAAGTAATTCCTAATAATGATTATTATCAAAACTTATCATATTCTGTAAAGAGTCCTATTGCTTGGGATAAATTCTCAAATAGTTTGAATAGTATATTACACCCTGCAGGTTTAAAAAACTTTGCAGATACATTTATAGAAACCAAAACTAATGTGGGAATTGGTACTTCTAGATCAGCAATAGATGTTACGATTCTTGATGTACTTAGCGATGATAATAGAGTTGATGCTATTAATAATTTTGATAATGCATTAGATTTTAATAGATCAGGAAATAAAACAAAATCTCTAATATTATCAGAGAAAAAATTAACGAATTTTAATAAATGTATCTCAAATAGAGTTCTTATTCATGATGATGTTAGTGATGAGTTTTCAAGTGTAGGATTTGCTGCAAATTCTACTGTTTTAAATGAAATTAATGGTAAATTTGTACATTATTTAATTCAAATAACTGATCCTGATACATCTGATACACAATTAACTGAATTAGTTCTCCTTACAACAGAAAATGATGTTTTATTATTAGAAAAATCATCAGATAGCACTGGAGTTGGAATAGGTTCAGATAGTGTTGATGCAAATATATTATTAGGAAGTTTTGATACTGAAGTAAAAACTGACGGAACTAAAAATTTATTATTCAATCCTGTTGAAAAATTTACGAAAGACCATGATATTAAAATGGTCAAAACTTTCTACGATAATGATACTTTGGGTGTTACAACTAGTGTTCTTGGAAGTATAAAACTAGTAAGTGCAAACGTAGGAATAGCGTCTGCTACAACAGGGTTTGTTACTACAACAGTTGCCCAATTTGATAAAGATGAATTTAATGGATTACATGCAACTATTTTTGTTCAAGACTCAGTTACTAAAGAATTTAATTATAACGAAATAACAATTGATTTTGATGGTGTAGACACCACTACATCACAAGTTTATATTGATGATGGGGGTTCTGTTACTACAAATAGTGTTGGTGTACTAACTGCCAGAATGGAAAATAATTTTGTTAAATTGCAAATTGAAAATGATAGAATTACTACACTAGACGCAAAAGCAAATATAATTGGTTTAGGAACAATAACTGCTGGAATTGGCACATATAGATTTTTAACAACAGGACAACCTATAGGTGCTGAAAGAAGTGCGAGATTTGAATCTACAGTCAATGTTGGCACAGGTACTTCTATTACTTATGCTAATCTTGACAAAACAATAGATGGTTCCGTAAAATCATTAGTTAAGGTATCTACTGGACAAACTTCAGCTATTCATCAAGTTATTGCAATCAGTGATGCTTCAGATGTCTTAGTTGTTCAGTATCCATATGTTTCATTAGGTTCAACATCTGGAATTGGTTCTTTCATATCAGATACAAATGGTGATAATATCTCATTACTTTTTGTTCCTGATGCAGAATTTACTGATGCAGTTACTGTTCAAGCTTATAATCAAGTTTTATATTCAGCATCCGATTTTGATAATATTCCAGGTATTTTAAAATATGGTGCTGTAGAGACAGATGTTATATTATCTTCATATGATGGACTAGAGGGTAGAAGAGCAAATAAAACTAAATTTGATTTACAATTTGAAGGCACACCAATATACACTAAAACATTCAATCCTGATGGTGCTGGTCTTGCTAAGAGTACAGGAATATTTACTATTTCAAATCACTTCTTCAATACAAACGAAGAACTTACGTATGAACCAACATCAACATTTATTGGAATTGCTGCTACTGCAATATCAATAGGATCAACAGTTAATAATGCTGGCGTTACTACTGATATTTTACCTACAACTGTATTTGCAAAATCATTAGATGAAAATAGATTTCAATTATTCCCAACAAAAGAGGATGTAACTTCAGGTGTTGCAATAACATTTACTGGTATCGGTGCTGGTAATGCTCATAAGTTGAATATGTCGAATAAATTGTCAAAAACAATTATTGGATTAGATGGTGTAGTACAACAACCGATTACATTTACAGATTTAAATTATACATTAGATGTAAACATCGGTGCTGCAACTACACAATTCTCATTGAGTGGTATTAGTTCAATATCAACATTCGATGTATTAAAAATTGACAATGAATATATGAAAATTATTGAAGTTGGTTTTTCAAGTACATCAGATGGAAGTGAAAAGATAGATGATCAATTAAATATTTCTCTAGGAATTTCAACAATACCAACAGTTAGAGTTGAAAGAGGTGTTCTAGGAATTGCTGCTACTTCACACACTAATGGTGATACTATCAGGGTAAATAGAGGATCATTTAATATTGTTGATAGTGATATTCATTTTATTGATCCACCTAAAGGAAATACTCGTTCAAGAAGAACTGATAGTGAAATACCTTTCGTAAAAGCAAACTTTAGTGGTAGAACTTTCTTAAGACAAGATTATACCACAAATATGTTATTTGATGATATTTCAGATACTTTTACTGGTCTTACCACAGCATATGATTTAAAAGTTGGTGGAGCACATACATCTGCAGGTATTGGATTAGGAAATGGAGTTGTATTCATAAATGGAGTTTTCCAAACTCCAGATACAAACAATAATACAGGAAATCCAAATAATTACGATATTCTTGCTGATACAACTGCTGGAGTTTCAACAATTAGATTTACAGGCATAACTTCTGAAAATGGACAGTTTATAGTATCAGACTCTGATATTAATCAAAACCAGATACCTAGAGGTGGTCTTATCGTTTCTCTTGGTTCTACTGAAGGTACAGGATATGCTCCATTAAATGGTGCTAAAGTAAGGGCAGAGAAAAATAGTGATGGTGAATTGACAGGTATTGTAGGTATTGGCACATCATCGGGATTCAATATAGGTATTCAAACTGCTGATTATGATAATAATACTGGAATAATCACTGTCACAACTAATGATGTTCATGGATTTGCATTAGATAGACCCACTTCAGTTAAATTAAAGGGATTAGAATTTAGATGTCCTAAGACTGTCGTTGGACAACCTACTAATGCTACTTACGACGGTGTAACTGGTATCTCTACAATAACAATTGCAAATCATGGGTTAGTAAATGGTGATGCTGTAGTTCTTGAAACAGATTCAATCGGGTTCACATGTACATTAGACAGTAATGTATCAACCAAATACTATCCAAGAGCAACTGACCCTGCTGCAAATCAATATTTAACAGTAAGCAACGTTACTACAAATACATTTAGAGTAAATGTTGGTGCATCTAATCCAGGTGATGTTTATCCTCATACCTTTGTTTCAGCAACTGCCACTGCAGTTCAAACAATTGGTGGTGGTGGATATGTTGGAGTTACAACAACCATCTTCCAAGACCACGAAAGACCATTATTTGTTGTTGGTATTGTATCTGAGAGAAGTTTTGAGGTAAGAGCAGGTGCCAGCACAATACCACATACTTATCAAGGTGGTGGTTATGCATATGAATTCTATGAAGATTTAACATTTGGTTCTGGTTATCGAGGAGGTAGTGTTGCGATAGGTGTTACTGACATTGCATACGTACATAAATTTGTAAGTGCAGGTATTGGTTCAATAAGAAAAGGTACTTTTGCTGGAGATGCGTTTACTGCAACTGACGCAGTTTATGAATCACATTCAGGTAAACTTATACTAACAATACCAAGTCATACATTAACAACAAGTGATACAGTTGGTATTGATACTAGTGGATTAATATTCCAATGTTCTAAAGATAATTACTTCTCAAACCATCCATATCCTCGTGCAGTATCTAAAACAAGTTTCCCTAACTCTGATCCTATTGCTGGAATACAAACTGCTATAATAGCAACTACAACAGATACAATTATAATAAATGTTGGTCAAGGTGGTGGAGGAGGAACAGGTGCAGTTGTAGAGGCAACTGTGGGTGTTGGAGGTACCCTATCCTTTAATATAGTTGATACAGGTAGAGGTTATGTAAATCCAGAAATAATCATACCTGAACCAGTTTATGAGAATCTTGAAGTTGTGGGTGTATCTAGATTGGGAGTTGGTGCTACTACTGATACTGGATTAAATCTATTATTAAATGTTGGAGTTAGTGCTGCATCAACCACTGTTGGAATTGGATCTACAACATTCCAAATTAAAGATTTTGAAATTGCAAGAGCAGGACACTCATTCAAAAAAGGAGATAAATTCAAACCTGTAGGATTAGTCACTGCTGCTCACTTAACATCACCAATACAGGAATTTGAATTAGAAGTATTAGAAATATTTAATGATAAATTCTCTGCTTGGCAATTTGGTGAACTAGATGCTATTGATAGTATTAAAATTCTTCAAGATGGTGTAAGAACAAGATTCCCATTATTCTTTAATGGTGAATTATTGAGTTTTGAAAAAGTATTAACTGATCCACGTTCTGCTTTAATTGACTTAGATGCTGTATTACTGATTTTTATTAATGGTGTGTTACAGAAACCTGGTGAAGCATATCAATTCCAAGGTGGAACTACATTCTCATTTACAGAACCACCTAGTGGTGAGTCTAGTAGTGGTCTTAATGATAATGATAAAGTTGATATTTACTTTTATAAGGGAATTGATGGTATAGATGTTCAAATTGAAAATGTCTCTGAAAGTATAAAAATAGGTGATAATTTAAAAGTCTTTAAAAATGATTCTCTACCTGGAATAACAACTTCACAATCTGGTGAAAGAATAGTAAAAGAAATTCTTAATACAGATTTACTTGATACTGATATCTACACAGGTTTAGGTATTGATGAAGTTCATGAAAAACCAGTGAGATGGACAAAACAAAAAACTGCTATTAAGATTAATGGTCAGGTAATTGACACATCAAGATCTATATTAGAACCTCAAATTTATCCTACATCAAAAATAATTGGAGATTTGTCAACTATATCTGGAAAGGGTACTGGAAATAATGATGGAATATTTGTTGACGATGCTATTTCATTATTCTATGAGAATAAGTATTCTGGATTTACAGTTGACTCAGTTGATGCTTTGATTACATCTGGTGAGATTCATACTCCCGCATCTGCAGAAGCAGTTATTGCTGGAGTTGGTACTCAAAAATATGTTTCTTCTCTAAACATTACTGAACAAGGTTCTGGGTATGAAGGTGTAGTAAACGTAAGAATAGCAGCACCACCTTCTGGGATTGGTGTTGGTGTAGGAACAACAGCAACAGCAACTCTAACTGTTACAAATGGACAAATAACTGGACATACGGTAACTAATGTTGGATTGGGATATAGTTCTGGTAATCCACCAGAGGTAATAATCGATCTACCTAAATTTAAAACAGAAAAATTAACTGGAATATCTAATTTCCAAGGTTACACTGGAATTATCACTGGCATTACTCAAACTACTAGAAGTGGTGGAGGTCCAGCACTTAGGTTTGATTACTACGCAGTAACCAAAAATAGTAACAGTGAGTATGATGTTGCTCAAGCAAATACACTAAAAGTAGGATATCCAATTCTAATTACTGATACAAAAGTGGGAAATGGACTTACATCTGTAGAACCTGGTAATGCATCAGTCGTTGGCGTTGGCACAACTTTCCTTGATAATGTTTACGTTGTTCATTCTATAACATCTAACGGTTCAAATGGAACTGTCGTATGTCATGTACATACAAATAGTGCTAGTTCTATTAGTGGTATTAATACTGAAGGGTTCTTTGATCCTACCATAATTGGATTAACTACAAGTTTAGGAACTCTAAGTTGGGGTAGATTGTATGGTAATGATGTGGCACGTTCGAGTAATCCAATTTCTATTGGTGTTACTGGATTGACCGTAAATAGTGGACTTACAACTTTCCCCACAATACAAAGAAAGAGT